CTACCGGCGCCACACTAACTTCGCAGTTGAGTCTATTGAGCAGACGTTCAACGGACAGGCTGACTTCGGTCGCCGGGTTCAGTGCACGATCTCCCGCAATGGTGACCTCGCTTACCGTACATACCTGCAAGTGACCTTGCCAATGGTTGACTGCTCGATCACGGGCGCGCTGAACGGGGGGTCCAAGGGAGATACAGCTAGTGACTTGGCGACCGCTCGGTGGTTGAACTACCCAGGTGAGCAGCTTATCTCACAGGTTGAGGTTGAGATCGGTGGACAGCGCATTGATCGCCAATACGGTGACTCCATGCACATCTGGAACCAGCTCACTCTCTCTGACGCCAAGAAGCGTGGATACGAGAAGATGGTCGGTCAAACCAACCAGCTCACCTTCCTCGCCAACGGACGCCGAAAGGATGCCCCGGACACACCATGCTCCGCTGGCACTGTCTCGCCACAAGAGTGCGAGATCCGGAACGCGCTTCCCCAGACCACTCTCTACGTGCCGCTCCAGTTCTGGTTCTGCAACAATCCTGGTCTGGCGATTCCGCTCATCGCCCTCCAATACCACGAGGTCAAGATCAACCTCGAGTTCAACCTGCTCGAGCAGTGCTTGTGGGCTGTTCAGGCTAACCCAACCACGGGTCAACCATCGTGGAATGAAACCGCACAAAACAACCAGCAAACCTACTTCTACAACACTCTTTCGCTCGTGTCTGCCTCGCTCTACGTCGACTACGTGTTCCTCGATACCGATGAGCGCCGACGCATGGCTCAGTCGCCCCATGAGTACTTGATTTGCCAGCTTCAATTCACGGGTGACGAGTCCATTGGCTCCACCTCTAACAAGATCAAACTCAACTTCAACCACCCAGTGAAGGAGCTCATCTGGGTTGTCCAGCCGGACGCCAACGTCGACTACTGCGGCTCATTCATCTCTGACGGCAGCGACTACAGCTGCCCGGATGCCTCATGCGGCTCGTGCTCATCGTGCGGTGCCTCTGGTCTGTACGCCGTCTTCGGTGCTCAGCCATTCAACTACACCGACGCGATCGACGTGCTCCCGCGCGCCTCGTTTGCCTACGCAAACCCGCAAATCGACTCTACCGAGATCATCCAGGACTGGACACTCTCCGAGTGCGACTCGCTCCAGACGCTCGTTGCCCCTTGGTCGCTCCAGATTAACTCTAATGTTTTGTCAAACACCATCTATACCAACGCTAGGCACCCGCTCAACGCGGCTAACTGCGATGGTGATTCCGACGCCACTGGACGAGGTGCCGATGCAGTTCAAGCCGGTCTATCTGGCACCGGTCCACGCCCTGAACTCATCGACCGAAGAGACGGCAAAGACGCAGTCAACGCGAATGCTGTCCTGCAGTCGACCGTCTCATCCGCAGGCTCGGTTGTGCTCACCAAGGCTGCTCTCGGCATGCACTGCTGGGGACAAAACCCGGTTGTCACCGCCAAGCTCCAGCTCAACGGTCAAGACCGGTTCTCCGAGCGTCTCGGAAGCTACTTCGACTTGGTGCAACCATACCAGCACCACACCGCCAACCCGGACACTGGTATCAACGTCTACTCGTTCGCCCTCCGCCCGGAAGAGCACCAGCCAACCGGCTCGTGCAACTTCTCGCGCATCGACAACGCGTCGCTCCAACTCGTTGTGTCGGCCAACGCTGTCGGCGGCAACAAGACCGCCAAGGTGCGTGTCTACGCTATAAATTATAACGTGCTCCGCGTTATGTCCGGTATGGGTGGGCTTGCGTACGCTAACTGAGGTGTCAAATATTTTTCGCACTGGTTATGGTCACATTTTGAAAGACAATATTCTACTTTTTCATACTATCAGTCTCATCGCATCATCTGGGCCCCAGGCCCGCATGATGTCATCAAAAACAAATGTGCTGCGAGTAATGAGTGGGTAAGCTAATCCACTTAAGGCCAAACCTCCAAGACAGCTAGATAATGGCTCGCAAATGCAAAAAATGCCGTCAAAAGGAACCTGTGTTCAACGTTCCTGGGGGCAAACCGGCATTTTGTAAAACTTGTAAAACTGCTGATATGATTAATGTGAAAGCTCGGAAATGCGTGGTATGTAAACAGAAACAACCGGTATTTAACATGCCAAGCATCCGACCAGCTACTCATTGCAAAGAATGTGCATTTGAGGGCATGGTTGATATATTATCGAAAAAGTGTCAAGTATGCCATACAAAACGTCCAATATTCAATAATCCGGGCGAAACTCAAGCCACCCATTGCGGCGATTGTAAGAGCGATAACATGGTCGATGTTAAAAACCTCAAATGTGAAATATGTCGCAAGAAAGTGCCATGTTTCAACATGCCTGGCTCATCCCGCGGAACGCACTGCAACACATGCAAACTAGAGGGTATGATAGATGTGCGATCAGTCAAGTGCGCCACGTGTGGCATTAATCGGCCAATCTATAATTTCCCTGGTGTTAAGACGTCCAATGTTTGTACAGACTGCAAGCTTCCAGGTATGGTGAACGTCGCAACCCGTAGGTGTGTAAAGTGCACTAACACGGTCCCGTGCTACAATTTCCCAGGACGCAAACGCCCCACTCATTGTTCCAAATGCAAGACGGATGACATGGTGGATGTGGTCAACCGGGTATGTCCTGGTTGTGATGCGGGCGGCGCCGTCGGGGGTGTGTTCAGTACGCCCAAATACGATTACCATTGCGCCACCTGCTTCCTCAGGCTATTCCCAGGAGACCCACGCTGTAACCAACTCCGCATCAAAACGAAGGAAGAAGCGGTAAAGCAATTCATTAACGAACGTTTCACTGGGTTTCATCATGACAGACCGTTGGAGTATGGAGGCTGTGATTGTAGTCACCGTCGTCGGGTTGATCATCGAAAACTAATCAATGGAACCTTACTGTGTGTTGAAACGGATGAGTTTCAACATCGTGGCTACGACAATATTGACGAAGAGCACCGCTACAATGACATAGCTATGGTGTACGGGGGCAAGATGGTCTTTATTCGGTATAACCCTGACCCATATCGGGACGAACACGGTCGCCGCACCGACCCACCAATCGAGTTGCGTTTTCCTCTTCTCGAGCGCTGTATGCGACAGCAGATTAAGCGCATTGAAGGTGGAGAAAATAAGGAACTATTAGAAGTTGTCCACTTGTTTTACGACGGTTCGCCCAATGTCTCTGTCTGACCATCATATTCATTTACGAATCTGATGAGGATTGACACGCGCCAGCCAGTACTCCACACGGGACATTCCCTCAGGATTGTCTCCCATCCCATCGTCTCCAAACCTGTCAATATGTTGAAACACGACTTGCGTTGTATTCCGAACGTATCGTAGCCATACCTCCTCACAAGATAGGCTTATCAATCGTTACTCACCGGATTAACACCATAATCCAATCTGTGCCTATTGAAAGTAAAAACATTTGTATCATGCGGGTCGCAAGACCCAGATGATGCTGGTTCGGCGTCTTGAGCAAGAGGTTTAATGTGGGGTTAGCATGTTAATCATCTTGTTCGAAGGCGTCTCGGACATTGCTATATTTTACCCAAATGAAGTTCCCGTCAACTTTTTTCCAAACTTTACACAGTTCAGGTCCCCGAGCACTCTTATAGTCCATTACATACTGTGCAAAGTCGGATGTTGATGTGAACGTTCGTTCTTCATCTTCCTCGGAAATAAGCACGTTACGGTTGTAGTCATAGTGAGCAAACATTGGACCGCCTCCTTTCATACCCTGCATGTTACATTTCAATATATCACCTGGACGTAGCGCCTTAAAATTACCTTGATCTCTTATCTTTGGCTCTAGTTGATCCTCACGTTTTGCTGCTTGCTCCTCACGCCTTTCTACTTCAGTCTCACGCCTTGTCACTTCCTCCTCTCGTTGTATCAACTGTCGTCCCAACTGTCGAACTGTAGCTTCCAGCTGTTCGATCGTTGTCATGCAAGAGGTGGTTGGTGCTGTCATGTTCGACTCGGTATGCGGTAGTGCTTCCGGTAGCGCTAAGAGTTCAATTATCAATT